CACCAGACGCGGTGTATATCGAAACAGCCCAAAACGGTGCAACAATCGCATACCGTGTGGCGGGTCAGACATACCAGCCGGAAGACATTTTGCATATCCGTGGGTTGACGTTCCCCGGTTCTGTTAAAGGGATGTCCATTATTGAACACCACCGGCGCACGTTAGGTATTTCTATTGCCGGTGAAGACTGCGCGAGCGAACTGTATAACGCAGGCGGTCTACCGGTAGGTGTGTTGGAAGTTGACGCAGACATCACCCGTGAAGAAGCAGACGCACTAAAAGCGGGTTGGATAGCGAACAACGGTGGACGCAACCGCACACCAGCAGTTTTAGCAAACGGCATTGCCTACAAACCGTTGTCATTCTCTGCACATGACCTAGAACTGATTGACGCACGCAGATACAGCGCACAGCAGGTTTGCACGTTGCTAGGTGTACCACCCCACATGGTTGGTGTCGCAATGGACGGAACGTCAATGACGTACAGCAACGTGACACAAGACAGTATCCAGTTTGTGCGGTTCACGTTACGTCCGTGGCTGTCCCGTATCGAACAGGCACTATCAACGTTGTTGCCACGAGGACAAACGGCACGTTTCATTTTGGACGACTTGTTGCGGGCAGACACCGCAAGCCGGTATGCAGCTTACGAAGTTGGGTTGCGTGCAGGATTCTTGACCGTAGACGAAGTGCGAATGTTTGAAGACTTAACAGACGCAACGACACCGGAGACAGACTGATGTCAGAACTAATTACACGTACCGTAGAGTTTGCCGGGTTTGAAGTCCGGGACGACGACGACGGACACCACCTTGTTGGCATTGTGGCACCGTTTGGTGCCATCTACGATGCAGGCAGCTATTTAGAGCGGTTTGCACCAACAGCGTTTGACAAAACCATTGCTGAACGTGGCGAACGTATCCCGTTGTTAGAGCAGCACGCCACAGACCGTATGCCCATTGGACGGGCTGTCAGTTGGCAAAAAACCAATGACGGACTAATCGCAGACTTTTTATTGGCGAACACCCACCGTGGCGAAGAGGCACGCACCTTAGCCATGGACGGGTTCGTGTCCGGGTTTAGTGTCGGATTCATTCCGGTACGCACCCAATCGTCAGAACTGAACGGTAAACCGTTACGTACACGCACAGAAGCCAAACTAGACCACGTAGGGTTTGTGCGGAACCCTGCCTACACAGATGCACAACTAATTAGTGTTCGTTCGTTTGACCCGGACGACGGAGAACAAGTGCCACGTCTAGCCAAATACCGTCACCTTATGAAAGACCTAAACAATGGCTAACTACGGAAGTGTCACCGTCACAGATGTGGCCACCAAAATTTTGGACGTTAACGACGTGTACCGTCCCGTCTTTCTGCAAATTATCGGTAACCAAACCGTGTATTTGGGTGACAACGATTCTGTGACCACCGCAAACGGGTTCCCGGTAGTGAAACACACAAACGCTATTGAAGGGCAGCTAGCACCCGGTCAAGCGTTATGGGGTATTTGTGCTAGCGGTCAAACGGAAGATATCCGGTATTTCTCGCACGTTGACTGAACCGCTATGTGTATGATATTGGCAGACCGCCGATAGTAACGCCGCGTAGTCACCTTACTGTCACCGTCAGAACCTACCCAAATATCAGTTAGGAGAACTGACCGTGAAGTTGCTAGACCAACTTGTTGCGGAACGTGCAGAAATTTCCGAAGCCGTTGAAGCGGTTTTGGATAGGGCTGCCGAAGAAACCCGTGACCTTACAGAAACAGAAGACAAAAACCTTGGTGACCTGACCGCACGCGCAAAGGCACTTGATGCCCGTATCGCAGACCTGCGGGAAATTCAGGTCAGCCACCTTGAAGCAGCCAAGTTGCGTGCAGAAGTCGCAGCTACCGACGAACCACAGGAAGCACCAGCCGTGAACCGCGTTGACGTTAAGTCAGAACCATTGACCTACCAAGAGGACGCGCCACACTCGTTCTTCCGTGACTCGTACGCAGCAGAATTCCTTGGTGACGTTTCAGCGCAAGAGCGTCTGTCACGCCACACCAACGAGATGCGTCACGAACTGCGCGACTCAGGTTCAGGAAACTTCAGCGGGCTTGTTGTCCCGCAGTACCTCACCGGACTTGCAGCACCGTTCCTGCGTGCAGGACGTAACACCATGGACGTGGCCAACAGCCTCCCATTGCCAAACGACGGTCTGACTGTGAACGTGTCCCGTATCACCACGGGTTCAAGCGTCGCGGCGCAGGATGGCGACAACGGAGCAGTCACCGAAGCATCACCAGATGACACGTTGCTGACCGTCAACGTCCGCACCTACGCAGGCATGGTTGACGTATCACGTCAAGCGTTAGAGCGTGGCACCGGTGTTGACGGACTGCTTGCAAGCGACCTTGTGTCTGCATACAACAGCAAAGTCAACGCAGATGTCATTAACGGTGACGGCACCTCAGGCACCCACCTTGGAATCCTGAACACGTCCGGTATCGGTGACGTTGACGTTGACGACGCATCACCAACTGCATACGAGACATTCCAAAAGATTGTTAAGGCAATCGGAACTGTCACAGCTGCACGTTACGCACAGCCTGATGTCATCATCATGCACCCACGCCGGTGGGCGTATATCTCAGGTGGACTTGACAGCAGCAACCGTCCATTGGCAGGCGTTTCTGTCGCCACTTCACGCAACGTTGTTGCCCTTGGCAACCCGGGTGCGTACGGTGTGGCAGCAGGTGAAATTGCCGGTGTTCCGGTGGTTGTTGACGCAGGTATCCCAACCAACCTTGGTGCAGGCACCGACGAGGACGCAATTATTGTTGCGAACCGTGCAGACCTCGTACTGATGGAGCAGGCAGCCAGCCCACTTATGTTGCGTTACGAGTCTGTCGGTTCCGGCACACTTACCACCCGCATGGTGGTTTACGGATACTCAGCGTTCACCGCTGGCCGTTACCCCGGTGGCGTTTGCAAGATTCAGGGCACGTTGCTCTCAGCAACCCTCTGATAAGTCGAACCCGTCCCGTCTTAAGTCCCCCTTGTACGGGACGGGTTCACCATTAACATGGGAGCAGTTATGGACAAGTATTTGCAAAACCTTATTGCGTCTGGCGCAGACCCGGTACTTATCGCTAAACTGTCTCACGTTTCCCCCAATATGCCGGAACCGTCCCCCACGGTTACGGAACCGGGGCAGGCGACGCACAGCACAGAACCTGCCCCGGCTCCCCGGCGACGTAAAACCCGCAAAGGTGACTGATGGCTTACACAACATTGGCGTTGGTCAAGTCGTCTTTAGGTATCCCCGATTCTGTAACGTCTGAGGACACCGCCATTACAGCTGCCATTGGTGCAGCAGACGCGTTGATTGACAACTACACCGGGCGCACGTTTGAAGTGTCCGCAACGTCAACCCGCACATATCTTCCACGCACCGCAAGCATTTTGGACGTAGACGACATTGCGACCACAACCGGTCTAGTCGTCAAAGTAGACAACGACCAAGACGGCACGTTTGAAACGACGTTGACGGTGACCACAGATTACGTGTTGGACGGCAACACAACCCCATATCGCATGTTGACCAACGTGAACAACGGTTGGCCACTATCGCTATACGGTCGCCCAACGATTGAGATAACCGCAAGGTTTGCGTACAGCGAAACACCGCCAGACAACATTAAACAAGCAGCCTTGTTAATGTCATGCCGTCTGTATCAACGTAAAGCGTCCCCGTTAGGGTTCCAAGCCGGTTCCATCCCTGAGTTTGGGGCGGTGCGTATTTCACGCAATGACCCGGACGTTGCAGCCCTATTGCAAGGCGTGAAGTTACTTGGGGTTGCCTGATGGCTGACTACGGCACAATTAAAACTGCGTTAGCGACACAGTTAAACACGTCAACCATCGTTGAAATTGTGTACGCCAACCCGCCAGAAGTGCCGTTTACCCCGTCAGCAATCATCATTCCCGGCACCACCGCTGTGGAATACGGTGACGCAATGCAACGCGGTTTACTGCAAATGTTTTTTACCGTCACGTTCCTTGTGCAACGTTTCGACCTAGACAACAACATTGCACGCCTAGACCCGCTTATTTACGGTGACAACAGCGTTGACCAGTTGCTAGCAGCTGACCGCACACTTGGCGGTGTTGTGTCGTATGCCCGTGTAGCGTCCGCTAACAACGTTGGCAACGTTGGCTACGGTGACGATATCTACCTAGGTGTAGACTTTGAAGTGGAAGTGATGGTGGAACCATGAAATACAAAGTGACGAGTGAACGTGTGAAGGGCTATGAAATTGGTGATTTCGTCACCGCAGATGACCTTGCACGGTATAACATTGAAGCATTGGTGACGGCAGGTCACCTAAAGAAAACAGCAACACCAAAAATTGAAAAGGCCGAAAACGAGGAAGTGACCCAAAATGGCTAAGTTTGTTTATGATGACGTATCCGTTACGGTCAACAGCGTTGACCTTAGTGACCACGTACAGTCAGTTACTATTTCAGCGGACGTTACCGAAGTTGACGTAACTGCCATGTCAGACACGTGGGATCAGTCGCTCGCCGGTCGCAAAAAGGTGTCCGGGTCAATCACGTTCTACCAAGACTTTAGTGCTTCAAGTGTCGATGCCACGATTTGGCCGCTTATCGGGACGACCACGACGATTACTTTGCGTGCAACGTCAGACGCAGTTGGTGCAACCAACCCTGACTACGACATCACAAACACCGTGATTACCTCGTACGGTTCCATTAACGGTGGCACCTACGGAGATGCAGCCATGACTACCGTGAACTTCAGCGGTGGAGACTTGGCACCAGCAACGTCGTAACGTTTACACAACTAACAAGGGAGACACAATGCTACCTTTTGTCATTGAAGTGACCATGGACGGTGGCGAACCCACCGAATATGAAATAACCCTGCCTGCACTTGTTGCGTGGGAGGACTTTCACACAGATATGTCGTTTAAAGAATGGCAGACAAAGCAAACGTGGAAGGGTCTTGCCTATCTTGGGTTTGCAGCTATCAAAGTGACCGGTGCAACACTTAAACCGTTTAAAGAATGGGTGAACACCGTAACTGAGGTGCGTCTAGTCCCAAAAGACGAGTAGATGGTAAACCGCGTGTCAATACGTATTGGGCGCGGGAAGTAGCAGCCATGGCGATACGTACCGGTATTGCACCTAATGACCTGATGGACACGCCAACGCTAGTATTGCAAGAGATGCGCGCAATGCTATTAGACCACCAACAGGGTTAACCATGGCCAATTTAGACCTAGAACTAAACAAACAGATATTTGGCACCCAACGACGTGGTGCCAATATCGGGTTTGAAGTCGAAGGTCTGCACAAACTGCGCCGTGCGCTAATCAAACTTGACGACGCAGCCCGTGAAGACTTTAAACAAGCCGGATATCAGGCAGCAGAAATTGTTGTTAACGAGGCTAAACGTTTGGTGCCGGTCAGGTCTGGCAGGTTAGGTAAAACGATTAGGGCGCACAAAGTTGTGTCCGGTGCAAAAGTGTCTGCGGGTCGCACACGTGTTCCTTATGCGGGCGCTATCCACTTCGGGTGGGCGCGTCGTAACATCCGGCCTAACCCGTTCTTGTATGATGCAGCAGACAACCGGGTTAACGATGTCATGAATGAATATCTTGACCAGATGTACGAAATATGGAATAGGAACGTCTAATGCCTGCAAAAAAAGCGTCAATATCTATTAACTTGTTGGCGGACGCTACCAAGGCTAAAGCCGGGTTCGCAGAAGCAGAAAAGGCAGCAGGAGGACTAGACAAGCAGTTCGGCAACATCGCTAAAACCGCTGTCAATGCGTTTGCAACACGCGAAATAATCAACTTTGGTAAAGGTGCGGTAGGTGCAGCTAGTGACCTTGCAGAATCCGCTAACGCTGTGTCAGTGTCTTTCGGTGACGCAGCAGACCGTATTCTTAAAC